ATCACGTAGCTGCAGGTGGTACATGGCACCTTGTTGGTCCGGGTGACGCCCCAAGCGCCGAGGATTGCTGGAAATTTTCCAAATCCAATGGAATAAATAACTGGGGATGGAGAAAAGATGATAAATCGTGTTGGGCGTATATGGATCCTATATTAGGAGCCGGTGAAGGTCAGGTCCATCCAAACAATCACCTATCGGGATGTACTAAAGTCGGTAGAAAGTACACAAGCGGTTGTGAAGACTTTTCCAAGGGTGATATTGTATGGGGACATCATCATCAGACACAAGGACCTCCCAATACAGGACATCACGATAAAATGACACTGGAACAGTGTAGACAACGCATGAAAGAGGAAGGCAAGGAAGTTTTTGGATACAGAACAAATTTACACCCGGCGAATGAGTGGACCACAACATGCTTTACGTATGTAGATGGTAACAGTGTAAAGGGTTGGTATGGAAATGGTGCCGATAAGGCTCATGTAACCGGTTGCACTGACCCGACTAAAATGGTTAGAAATGGTTGTAAATAAATTAAACTTCACCGCGTTCGATGAGTTTCTTACGGTTTGCCATGTGAAGGTCTTGGACGAGAGCCTTATTCTCGGCACCATAGGGTACCGCGTAACCCTCGTCACAAAGCCACTTGTTCACATTGGTCCAAATACCATCTTCGCACACCCAAACCTCTGCGAGAACGCGACCAAACTTACCCCTAGAGTCAGCCTCCGGGCATCTGAGTTCGATTTCTACATCATCCTTCTCAGATGCAACCGCCTTTAGGCACCACTCCTTCAGCTTCTTCTTGGAAAGAAGACCAAAGACCTTCTCTTCCTTATCGGAGGTACGAGACTCCGGGGTGTCGATACCCAGGAGTCGGACCCTCTGCTTAGTGCATACATCGAAACCCAAGTCGATAGCTACATCAATAGTGTCGCCATCAACGACCTTTTCCAGGGCTGATACACGGTACTTAAAATTGCAAGGTTCGACGTTATAAGAAGACATCTTATAACTTATTATAAACTTAAAACTTTAATACCCTCATATAATAAATGAGGTGCGTGGCGTACTCCTCGAATGACATGTACAAACATCGACTAATCAAAACCAGTCAGAACGTTCTCAATGATGTGTACGAAAAGAAGGCAGTTGAACAACAGCCAAAGAGGGCGGATAATTTGAGGCTTCGTCTACGCTTCAAAGAAGCAATACAAGAAGCTCAGGAAATTTGTCAAGAGGAAGGTAAAAAGTCTAAGGAGTGCCATTTGGCGTGGTATGAAGTAGACGAATTAGAAGATGCTATGTCTAGATACTATCCAGATCAAAAGTAATTAACGGTGGCTCATCTTCGTAACCGTAGAAGCGTATAGTTATTCCAAGTATCTTTCTCAATTTCTGATTAAGTTGTACATTTATGATTCGTTTCCAGGTATTCAGTGTAGATTCAAAGTATTCGAGGCCATCTTCACTAAATACCATTTCTCGTAAAATAGGTTCTTGTCTAAAATCGTCCATGATTCGATTCACACCGGATGGGAGTGGAAGTTTATTCTTTTCAACGGCGTCGAGTATATCAATTACGTAATAGCCGTGAGCATCACATATGATATTCGTTTGCATATTTGGAAAGCATGTAATATACGCTTCAAAATCTTGATTACTCGGAAGTGTTACAAAAACAGAGTCATTATTGTAATCTATATTGCTCGGTTTAATCGCACATGGGTGTGTATGATAGGAAATTAGAGCCGGCCAAACGAGTTCGACCGTCTTTAATTTTACCTGATCTCTATCCCTAGAAGTTACAAAACTAGGTTTACTAAACACGGCTAAATTCTCCACAACTTTACAGTCTACGTTACCCGCATATTCCCACTTTTTCTTACACGATAAGTCGCTTATATGTTTTAAATCTTTCACAACTTCGCGTGGTAACTTTATACGTTTCCTATTAAACATGAGTGGGCGGATGATACTCGTCATCCCCTGATATAAACCCAGAACTTATTTGGTCTTGTTTTTAGCCACAACTAAACCTTGAACATTTGGCGGGAAATTCAAGAAGTATTTCCTTCTCTCCGTGGAATTCTGTGCCGCGAACCGAGTTATACCGTTTATATTTTCACCGGCTACAAGCGCTCGAATGTAATCCATGAACGTTACGTAGAATGTGGTGCATACACCCCGGTTATTATTGGCTTGTAAGTTTGGACCGTTATAGTACCTCACAGTACCATTAGCGACTCCCCACAATTGTTTGATGATTGGTACTATTTTTTGACGCATGGTTCTACCCCAAATGGAACTAATCGACGCCGCACCATGAGGGTCAAAGACCCACATCCTAAACCCAGATGCATAAACACCCGGGTCGACCAAGACACTTACAGCATGGGCGTTGTCTAGAGTTCGCATACCTACCATGAAAAAGTACACCTGATCAGAAGTAGTAATCCTAGAAGATGTGTTTGGTGTACCGTGACGTTTAATAATCGTGTCTATGTTTTTTATGATACCGTATTGGTTCGTGGCTATGGTGTAGTCTAAAAAGGCAGACACGACACTCGCATTATCGAAACGTTCCTTTGCTCTTTTCATGTACCGTGGAATACCAGCATATCCACACCCCATACCCCTCCCAGTTACGAGGTTTGGTAAATTAACTTCCCGCTTTCGGTACCCTCTAGCTTGGTTGTTATTATTGTTACTATCGGAGTTTTTACGCTTACCTAAAACACTTTCTTTATTCATGGTTGCATTTCCACTCGAATTTCTCCCTATGCGCCTTGCCCTTCGGGGCCCGGCCTGTGGCATATTAACATTTACCATCTTAAGATATATAGAGAAAATTTACGTGAAATTACAAATGAAGATACGTATCGATGATATGATGAAAGAGATATACACCGAACTGGGACCGGGATACAGTGAAAGGGTGTATCATAATGCTGTTGAAGTGCGACTAAGAGAGTTAAAAGCCATGTATGAATCCGAGCGTATCATTCCAATTTATTATAGAGGTCATGTCATAGGTAATTTACGAGCTGATATAATTATTAATGGTGAAATAGTTCTAGAATTCAAAACCATTAAAGCACTCACGGATGGGGCGGAGTTGCAGGCTCATAATTATCTTCAGTTGACTGGGTTGAGGAAGGCGTATCTAGTAAATTTTCCTCCTCATCCTGGACGGGAGGTTGAGGTTCGAAAAATCGAGCTAGGACCATCAAAGGAAGAACTCGAGACAGAGTTCGGTAAAATTCTTGAGCATCATCGAAATGCGACTTCGGATCTAGGACTGCCCCAGTTAACAATTCCTGAGCCAATTTTAGATGATGCCTAGCCTGTTCGAGACAGTATTTTACATGTGGGTCGGGGTGAGTAATATTTTCGAGGTGGGGGAGTACATGTGACTCCAAATCATAGAGGGCACACAAAGCTTGTTCGTCTTCCATCTTGAAAATATTTGAAAATAATTTTTAACTTAGGTTTCAAAAACTTTTTAAAAATTTTTTGAAATTTAAAGTTTATACAGTTGGAATAAATTCCCAAGATAAGGCTGAGCAAATTTTTTTCCATATAACATCTTGTTGATATAGTTTCTCCTTTGATTTAAGTAGGGGAAAATATTGAAGATATTCATCCTCCCCCAAAAGTTCACAGAATTTGTAGAGTACAAATGAGTAGCTTAGAAAGTTCTTGCGTTCTGTCGGACAATTGTCATCGAAAGGTTTTTGAATATCTTTGAACATGATACGTAGCGTCTCTTCGAGTTCTTGTGGCATATTGGGTGGTTTGATTCCGTTTAAAATATTTGTGATGTACGGAACATGTTCATAATATTTGTTTAGTCTGAGTTTCTTGAGGAGCCCTCTTATTTTTGCGTGGGTAATATCCTCAAGTTTCTTTATTTTGATTTTCTTGAGTTCTCCTCTCAATTGTTCTATGACTTCATTTGGTATGGTGGTCATTTCTTGAGCTTGAAATTGAGATATCCATTCATTAAAATGATTCTCACGTTTGTATGAGTAGTTTACAACCTTTTCGGATGTTTCTTGTTCTTCACGGTAAGTGAGTTCTTCGCTCATTGCGCGCGCAACAATTTGTCCACATCCGTCACACACCAAATCCGCGGTCTCGTGGAAGTGTAGAATGTTACTATCTTCACCACAGGTTGGACAAATCTCCAAAGCTATGTGTTCACGTGGTCGCTGAATATTTTGTTTTTCAACTTCAATCAGATACTCGGTGAAAATATCTTTTCGTTTTAAACCTGTCGTCTCTTTCACGTTGAAGATATTGTCTGTATTCGTCATCTCTACATCTTCTTTTGTGTATTCATTCATGAATGGCATACAGTTCATGACATATTCAGCCATTTCAGCCTCGTACTTACCTTTATTCTCTGGGTCATTCTGTATTAACTCCTTCCACCCATCCATTTTGTTGTTGTACCTACTTAAAAAATTACCTTCCATACTTTATAAAGAAATGCTCGTCAAACTTTTAAGTAATCTTTTATTTCTGTATAAAAATTTAACCACACCACCAGATTATAAAATTTTACATGAAGAGTTGGAATATAAAATCGACCATGATATGAAATATCAGACGGAAGATGCATTTTGGACCGAGGAGAGTAAAGATTGGGATGGGATACTTGATGAATATTACGTCAACGTTACGGGACGAGAATTTAGGAATACGACCATACCACAAAACGTAAAGTACGTCATATTACGCGTCAAGTACTATTATAACGGACACATATACACGGCCATCTCGAATGATATTAATTTTAAGCCAGGTGAAAATGAAGACTCAACTATGCATTTTAGCATCCCTTTGAGTAGTGCTTGGATAGTTGATCAAGACGATAAACCTATGCGAAACATTACTGAAAAGGTGAAACGTTACAGTGGACCTAGATGTGATTTCCATGGTCAGTGTGTTCCACTCGAGCATTTTTTGTATTACGATAGAGATGTTCTGAAGGACCGTTTCCCAAAAATCATTCTATCGAATAGTTTTGGTATGAAAAAGACACTCAAAACACTTGAGAATTTCACTACTGATCTTCAGATACCTTAGTCGCCAGGTAAAATTTAAGCTCTCCCAAGTTTGCTACATTATACTTGAGAATCAAAAATCGATTACCCGTTTCCTGTATAATTTGCACAGACGCACACATACTCGTCGCCTTTGTAAAGATATTCAGGTATTTTAGACTGTACACACCCGTAATAGTGGGACTTTCGTCAAGACATTCAATAGACGTCTCTTGATTTGCGAAATCACCTTCACACCGAAACTGTATGGCCTTTCCGGTCCTCTTAATTTCGATGTCGGTACCTATGTTAGACATGTCGCGACACAATCTTTGAAAGTCTACGGATGGTAAAGTGGTGATGGTGGTCATTTCAATATCAGGGACTTCGATGCGACTCTCGTTGATGTCCAAAAGTTTGAGTTGAAATTTCGTGTTGGTCTTTTTAGCCTCGCTCGAGATTTCGATATCCATGTGCTCCTTTGAATTGATTTCAATCTTGAGAACATCATTATTCGTAATGGTCTTTAGCAATTTGAAGGTATTACTGATGTTTATTCCAGCTATGATTTCTTCTTGAGTACACTCGTACTCTTCGAAATTATCAGCCGCTAAGAATATATCAATGAGAGAGGTTCTCGCCGTATCGAGAGTAACGATGTACATACCTTGAGGTCTAAAATAGATGTTCACATCATTGAGGATATCCTTGAGGACCTCGAACGTTGATTTAAAGGCAGAAGCCTGAATAGTGACTAGTTTCATATCTACGTAAAGTAATGTTTTAAGTCTTTAAATCTGTGAATCATATGCTATACCCTTATTTACGTCACGGCTAATCTTTTGTTCGAGTTCTTTTGTCATGGGAGGTTGTAAGGCTCTACCATAATCTTCTATGGAGAATATGTCCGATGTTGGAGCATCACCGTCCAGGGTCGTCATTCCACAACCAAAACCTCCTATGGGGCTATGTACCACCTCTTTAGAGGGAAGAAGTGAGTCAAGCCAGTTCTTGATCTCGTTACCCACAAGAATCTTACCGTTCTGTGTTAACATCGTAGGTACCCTGTTTATCTTATTCTTGTAACTAGGAGGTATACCCTGTGTATTCACATTATGGTATCTAACAAGTTGCTTCAGTTGCTGATGCTGATTGATATACTCTATGACATCCATAGAGTGTTTACACCTTGGGCTATATATCAGAAGCGACATCTACTATGTACACCGTAATTTCTCTAAAAAAAATTAACGCGTAATAGTAAATATGAACTACATTCTGGCGTTCGCGCTCATAGTGGTAGTGATTCTACTGACGACCAACATGGAATCCTTCACGGAAACCTTCGGTCTCTCAGGATACACAAAGCCAGTACCCCCAGTAAAATTGAACGACCCCAGACCAAACCTTGAAGGTTTTGAGGAGTTCGAGGTCAGTGTCGATAACGACATAGTGGAAAAGTTTACACTTAAAGCTAATCAGGAACTTTCTAAGCGTACCGGTATGTGCACGTACATCATTGAGACTACCGCCATCAAGGGATACAGGAAGGAGAACGTCGAAATTTACGATGTCATGTACATGGCTGTAAAGAAGGATGGTTTCTCCTTTGGATTCTCTGTCGTCGCTTCCTTTGAGGTACAGGGCTCCAATGTTAACCTCGTTGCCCTTCGTTCGCAACCCCTTGGTGTTCAGGCCCCAGGTGACGTGACTGCTTTCGTGGGGGGTGCTGCTGGTAAGGAGTTTGTCAAGTATGAACTCGTCAAGGAGGCTGCCGTACCCACCAAAAGTGAGTTTGATTCCGCTAAAAATAAATTAGAGTAATTGTAATGTTAAGCATCAATGACGTAACCAAAATTGATGAGAAAAGAAAGCAAATCAAGAAAGAAATATACATGAAAATATACGAACAGTTCTCCGCGAAAATTAAACAATCTGTAGAACTGGGACATAAGCAGATTTTTCTCACCGTTCCGACATTTTTACTTGGCTATCCCGTATTTGACAGGAGACTTGCGGCGAAATACGTGGCCAGACAGTTTGAATTAGGGGGTTTCACCGTAAAGTTGTTAAGCGACTATGACATTTACGTTTCTTGGGTCGTTTCCAAAAAGAAAAAGGAAAAGAGAGAAGACGATGATGTTGAATTACCTAATTTATTGAACCTAAAAAAGATGGCGAATCAATACAGGAGAAGTGCGTAGTAAAAGACTATTTAAAAAACCCCTTAATCATAAATGGACAATTTGAACGTTCTCGTAGAAGCGAAGAAGGAGTATCTCGGCCAAATGTGCATTATTATGTGTCCACCTATGATTGAAGTTTTTCAGGAGATGTATGGAGAAGCTGTAAAGACCTCCAAGGGTAAGCAGGTTCTCATTATGTTTCAGAAGTTATTGAAGGAAGTCCCCAATTGGTCCAACGCTATGTCAAAGCGCCACGCGGATAACATTACCGACCGTTGTGTTTGGTTCACCGACCTTCTTGCAGCTGTTTTTGTAGCTTGTACAAAGATTTTGTCGGCCGTTCGTCTTAAGGCGGATAACAAGAAGATTTCTCTCAAGCTTCCCACTGAAGAAGTTTTCATTCAGACTGTATACAACAATGCGGCTCGCGACATCTATAAGGATCCATACGTGTTCCACGAGGAACAGAGTGAGTACGCTCGAGATGAGAATCTTACCATGCGCTTTTCTGCGTGTATTGAGAATACCGTAAAGGAGCTTATACCCGTTCAACAAATTCTGCAGACTTATATGTCACAAGATACACGTGATATTTCTCTCGACGGTGATGTACAAGATAGCGCCGACCCAGATGTTCTCGACGGTGGGGAAGAACCTTTCCCAGAGCCCGAGCCCGAGCCTATGATGGAACCTGAATCTGAACAAGGAATGGAGCCAATGGATATGGGTGAGCCTCAACCCACCGGTCTCGAAAATGAATTTAAGACTGTTCCAGGCGTTCATGCACCAGACCCAGTGTCTGAACCTATCCCCACACAACCAGTTCAGCCCCAGCTTCAGCCTCAGCCTCAGCCTCAGTTTGAACAACCACCAAATGATGATGATGTATTATTTGGAGATGCACCAGACCATCGTACAAAAAATCCCAGGTATAATTAAATGGAACTCTCCGATCATTTACGCGACCCCGTGAGTGCCGCCTTAATTGCAGCGGGAATAACAGCTGCTTATATTCATCTCAAGGCCTACCTGAATAATGAGGGTAAACTCGAACTTAATAAATATACAAAACCCGCTGTCCTTAACGCTATACTAGTTTTTTTCATTGTTTCGGGTGGTTTGGGTCAAAAGGAGGCTATTTCTAGTGAACCTTTCTAAACTTAAAGATTAAACCAGTAGATTAAGAAAATGGCGTCCGTATCCGCTTTCAACGATATGATGAGTCAATTTCTTGTGGAATTGCACAAGACTTTTCCAGAGGAAAAAGGTATCAAGAAGATGTTAACTTCGTTTGACATGCTTAAGAGCACGAATCCGCGTTTAGTTGTGGACGGTTTCATGACCGGTGTTACCCCGTATGCTTCGAAGATTTCCGCCAAGGATGAAACGTTTCTCCTTAACGAAATCGAGAACATCGAATTTTTGAAGGATCTCGATATTAAGAGGTATTGGGACAAGACTTCTGCAAATACGAAGGGTGCTATTTGGCAGTATCTTCAGACTTTGTACATGCTCGGTACTACCATCACTTCTCTCCCAGATGACACTCTCTCACAGATTGAAAAGATTGCCAAGGGTGTTGCTGACCAGATGCAAGATGGTAACGGAGAACTAGACCAAGATGCCCTAATGAAAATGATGGGTGGAATGCTTGGTAGCCTTCCTAAAAAATAAACCTCCACATATACTAAATGAAGGCTTGGTTCGACGATCCTCAGCAGCTCGTGAGAGCTGACCAAGTTAATCAGTTCTGGCCAACCAGTGAACAAACTCCAGAAGACCGTGTAAACGCTGCTTCTCGTTTCATTATCTACGTCTGCACCCTAATTTATCTTATTCGTCGTGACCCTCGCATATTCGTTTTGGGTGCGACCGTCATAGCCGTTATCTATGTTCTTTATAAGTCTAGGATGGTGAAGGAGACCTACGGTGGTTCCGTGGAGGGTGTGAGTTGTCAGATGCCCACACCTGACAACCCCATGGGTAACGTCCTCATCACGGACTTCAGTGACGCCCCCAATCGTTTAGAGGCCTGTTATTATCCAACGGTCAAACCATTCGTACAAAGCTACACGAGCGACCGCATTCCTTATGATTCTGGTCGTTCTCGAACTGCTATGCCCAAGTATCTTCGTAATGCTATGGAACGGCAGTTCGTTTCGAATCCTGTGACTAAAATCCCAGGGGACCAAACAGCTTTCGCTGAATGGCTTTATGGACCCAAGGGTGGTCCCATGTGTAAGAGTGATACCCGTTTCTGCAACCCCAACGCTCGTGGTGTTCAACTTGAGGCATTTTCTGGTCTCGGTGGTCACAGCGATAAGCGCTCTGGTATGCATGGTGGAACGGTTAGGTAGATAAATATTCTCATGTAATAATAAATGGCCTATCAGCTTCAACCTGGACTTTCCATTGTTCAAAATGCCGGTGCCGTTCCTCCCGTAAAAGCAACTGACGAAGTTTTTGTGTATCCTCAGCCCAGTTCCCAGAATTGTGGTGAGTGCCGACCCAACACTATGTTGTATGGTACCGCCCCTTACATGGCTGGCAAGGGTTCGCCAGCGCAGTATGTTGATACCAGTGATCAGCTTCGCCCTCAATCTACTTCTCGATTTAACAAGCATATCGTTCAAACGTACGAGCGTAACCTTTTCCCTCTCACCAACATGGAGTGCAAGGTTCCTCTCCGTACACAGAAATACGACCCTTCGAGTACTCGTGCCGATGTCCAGAATGGTCTCTTTGAGAAGAGGTATCTTAATAAAAATGTTAATAAGAAGTAAGAATGGCTGATCCTATATCACTCATGGCTGTTGCTGGTCTTGTTTTTGCCGGGCGAAACTTGAGTACCAAGTCTGAACCACCCAAAGATGCATCACCACCAACTTTGAAAAATCCAGAAATAGTAGAATCGAATAATTTTGACGCTCCCGTTGATGTTCCTCACAAGAGGGAAATGGAGAGTTTCGGCGATATCAGCCCACAGCAGCGTAGTGGTGGTCAGGAAATCCTGAACATGCGCAATCGTATGTATGACCAGGGTCGAATGAATAATTTGAGTCCCATCGAGAAGCAACTCGTCGGCCCAGGTCTCGGTGTCGGCCCCCACGTACCCGCTGTAGGTGGTTTCCAACAGAGTTTTCGTGTGAACCCCATTAACGTAGGTGAGTATAGGTTAACAACTCTTCCAGGGCGCGCGGGTCCAGCGGCGGATGTAACTGGTGGTCGTTCCGCTAAGGTCGGTGAACTTACACATAATAAGCCTGAAACTACTGCTTATTTACCTTCTCGAAGGCCTACGATGGCTGGACGTGCTCAAGGTATGTCCGGTGTCGTTCCCAGAAACGAGCATGAGAAGACTAAGCGTACTACGAATCGGTCGGAGACTGGTCATCGCGCGGATGGTTTAGGGTTCAGTGGTGCCAAGCGTTTCGTACCCGCGAACGCGATGCCTCAGGACCCTACCAGGTTTAAGACTGACCGCAACGACGAACAATACATGTATGCCAACCACCCAGCCCCTGGTATTCATAGTCATCACGGCGCATACACGAATAGTGCCGCCGTTAAGGTAGCTTCCAAGAACAATGAAGAACTCATGAAGTATGGTTTCCGCCCCGAGGACCGAAGAGGAAAGGCAAATAGAATGGGTAACCCGGGTAGAATGAACGTACGTGAGACTGCACTCAAACAGGGTGGTCGTCTTACGGCTGTTCGTTCCGATACGACTCGCATAGATGGACGTATGAATGCCGCGAACGGTGGTTGGACCCAGCAGTATCAACAGAAGCCTTATCATCAGTTCAACGCATACAAGGGTAACGCCAATCCTAACACATCGAACCTCGACATCGCCAAGAGACAGCTTCAGAACAACCCTCTCGCGCACTCCCTTTCTCATTAGAATTTCATGTATTAGACAAAAACAATCATTAAAATATTGTGCCTATATTTTAATGAAGGTTCACACCCTTAACATAGATAGTGGTGAGAGAGATACTAACGTGTATTCGTATGCGAATAACTATGTCGTAACGTTAGATAACCCTATCTACGATGTGTCTAAAATAAAACTCGTATCAGCACGTATTCCTACCCCCCAATTGATTACATGTGCAACCAACAAATCATTTAGTGTAAATGGAAATGTGTTTTCGTTGGATGAGACGAATTATACATCAGGGACGGAACTTGCATCGGATTTAACTACAAAATTAGCTCCACCTGACTCAAATATTAATTCTGTTGTATTCGATACTGATACAAATTCCCTTACGTTCTCTAATACACATGTTAGTGATAATGAATTTACACTCGAATTTTATGACGGTACGAACGGTTATTCCAGCAATTCGTCACAGTTTACAACACCTCATCAAGTATTGGGATTTAGTTCCAATAATCACAGTTCTGTGGCTGACACTATTAAGTCGGGTGCGATAAATATAAGTGGACCTAATTCTCTCATCTTGAAACTTACTACGGGGTCCGATGAGTTTACCCAAACAGTGTACACATCAAATCCGTTTTATACTGGACACATACTTTTAGATGGTTCCGATTTTATCAATTTTAACGGAGCGGATGATACCCTGGTACATCATTTCCACTCCGGAACTCAAAAAGTAATAAAGGATGTCAAAATAGAATTCTTTTATATGAGTCACGGTCGTCTTATTCCATATGATTTTAGAAACCAAGATCACGTTTTAAAGTTTGAGATTACGGGTAGTACGGACAAACTTGAAAATTTGCCAAAAGTTCCACTCGAAGAACCGAAAAAGGAAAAGAAGGAAGACAAGCCAATAATAAGTATTCCCGAAGTTGTGAAAAATACTTATAGGTGGAGAAAAGAGTATATCTATATTGGATTAATAACCCTGGTTGGTATATTATTGCTCTTTTTTATGAAAAAGAGACCATTTAGCGGGTTATCGCGTAGACGGGTTGCGCGGGCTTAGCGACCTTGGCGTTGACACGAGAGATCGCGAGGAAGACCACAACAGAGAGGAGGGAGGTGAGGAGAGCGGTAAGAGCGTACTGAACGCCACCGTTCTTGGGCACCTTGATAATCTGGGTAATAGTCCAGCGAACGAAGTCCATCCAAGACATCGCGGCGGCGAAAGAGAAACCACCAACGATAGAGTTGAGGGTCTGGGTCTGGAGTTCCTGGGTGACAAGGTTTACGGTCTGAAGAGCAGCGTCGGCCATTGTGATTGTTATACTATACATTGGGAAAAAAATTAATCAGACGTGATTTCTTCCTTTTTCACGAGTTTTTTAAACTTTTTTTTCCTGATTGTTTTTGTTTTTGAAAAAAGTTGCTCATCATCGGATGAGTCATCACTTGAACTTGTCTCGATATTACTTACTTTAAGCTTACCAGTTGAAAGACTCCACGCTTCAGGCTCCGAGATGCTCATTACTATTAATAGCATTTTTTAACATCTCTTCTGTCGGATTCTGGGGTTTCCAATCATTCCAACGGTCGTATGCGTCGTTTATCTGTAAATAAATAGGGTTGTTTCCTGAATATCTCTCAAATGGAGGGCAGTCTTCGGGGTCGACGGTGGGCATCTCATCCTCTTCTTCGTCATCGACCTGTTCATAGATGCCTGGATAAATAGAGCCAATGTCTTCACCGACTCTGTACATTGCACAATACTTTGTTGCATATTCCACGTCTTCTGGAAGAAGCGTATCTCGTCCACAAGCCTTGGAATATTCACATGCAAGTGTTATACCTTTTTCAAAAACTGGGAGAAGTATATTCGTCATAGTTTGAATATATTGTTCAACCATGGCGTCTCCTCCATCACCAAAACCAGTTTGCATATTCATCTTTATTGTTTAGAATCAAAAAGAGTATCTGCAATTCCCTCACTTACACGAAGGACGTTGTAGTTTATTGCGTACACACGTATTTGTCTGTTAAAATTGGGACAATCGGTGAGACTTAGGTTTAAAAGTTGCTCTTTCACTAAACTGAAGTTAATCTGCCCTGTTGGATACCACTCTTCTGGCTGGAGAGCAAAACTATACGAATAGAATCGTCGAATGAGCTGGGTCTTTGAATGATGTATCGCCCCCTGGACCGCTTTCAAAAAGATGACATTACCTGTATCTTGTGCAATGATTTCTTGACCATCTAATGTCAAAGTTAAATAGTCGAGGTTCTCATAAAGTATAAATTTACCATTTTGAACCTCCGCTGTGTTATCATAATCAAAAATAGTTACAAAATTGCCCTGAGATACACCGTCTCCAGTTGTTCCTTGACGCTGTATGACGAAATAGAGTTCTTTGACTGGATTCGTAAAATCAAGTTTGAACTTCCCCTGGTTAACACCGGCATCTATGTCGAACACATTTTGTTGAATTTGAGTGATGAGGTAATCTCTATTCGTTTTCCGAAATTTAATTCGTTCTTCACAATCGATGAATGTGATTTCTGTACAAAGTTTAAACTCTTTAATTTTGAGAGTTTCCTGTAAAGTAATGTATGTGCCATCACCCTTAATCACGAGGTCCTGAGCATCCCTCAATTTAAATTCTACTTCAACTTCTTGTTTTGTAATGGCACAAAGGGGTATGGCGAGTTCTGGGTGATTATAAAAGTAAAATGGTATATCCACAAAGAACGATTCATCACTGGACAAACCGAGAGTATTGTGAATGACAATACCAGTGTTTCCTCCACCCCCAGATGTTACCTCACCCACCTTTTTATCAGCTGTTCGAAGAGGATATTTACCTATCAGCCTATCGAGAGCCTTTTGTTTTGTCTGTGTGACGTTATGCTCCGAATAAATTTGAAGATAGTCACTCGATATACGTTGAACAACCTTACCACCTATAATGAGTTCTACATATTCTATGAGTGCATGTCCAACGGATTCTATATACATGGTGGTGCTCGTCTGAATAATCTCTGGGAGTGTGAATTTTACACTTATAGTGTTTAGAATATCCCCCTGATTTTGTGGAATCTTAAATCGAACCTTTTTTCCAAAGTCTGCTGCATTTTCTGGATCTATGTCTACGTAGTCTCTGGAAAAATTCGAATGTTTTTTGAAACTCTCTATAAAATGACTGTAGTCTGGGTCTAAGGTGAAATACCTCTCTTGGGGTCCAACCGCCATCAACTGAAGCTGCCCAGCCATTACTACTATATCTATCTAAAATTTTAATCCCGCTAATCCACTAGCAATATGTAATACGTTATAATTTACAGCATACACACGTGTAGCATTTTCGTACACAGAATTTATGGGCGAAATCTCGAGAGTGAGAAGTTTATGAGATATACGGCTCATATTAACTTGTCCCGTTGGGTATGGTACTTCTGGTTTCATGGAAAACGAATACATACCAAACTTAGAAGGTCCTAATATGGGTTTTGTACCATTAAATGTTTGTGTTGTTCGAGTTTCAAACGATGGGGAGTTTACGTGATGTTTGAACGCCTGTTCATATTCCATAAATAATCCATCTCTACTGAATACAACTTCATTATTAAAACGTAATTCCGTGTTCACTATACTATTATAATAGTTAGACATGTTTAGAAGATATGCCAATTCATTTTGTGAAACGAAAAACATTTCTTTGACTGGGTGTCGAAAGTTAAGCATCACACTCTTTTTATTCTCACCCGGCTTCATCACAAATTTAGACATTTGCACCTGTGTGATGACGTAATCAAGTGGACGAGCCATGAGAAAGTTTCTTTCTTCTTCGGTCAAGTACACAAACTCGGTATCCATAGAGAACTTCTTGATAGAAGCGTTTGCGTCGAGAAAGTTGTCAGAAGGGTCGCTCGCACTAATGTTTCGTACAACATCTATTAAGGGTTTCAACTTAATTCGGACCTCTACAGCTTGTTTTGTAAGTGCACATGTGGGTATAGCCAGTGAAGGATTTCTATAAAAGTAAAAAGGAAGGTCCAAGAAGTATGTATAAGGGTCGGCGTAACTCAGGAAATTGCCGTGTCCGTTAAGAAAATAGAGCGTCTGTTCTATATCATCATTCGTATTATGTAATTGTTGATGTATGTATATATACTCCCCTGTAAGACGCTGAATGGGTTGCCCGCCAATCAAGAGCTCGGCATAGTCTATCATATGAGTAATAACCGATGGTGACCACACCATATCGTTCTCGTCACCATCATCAGGTTTTGGGTCACTCAATGTAATCTTAAGAGTCATATTTCGTATAAGGTCACCCCTGTCTCCAGGCACTTTACATATGATACTCTTTCCAAAATCTATATCCCCATCAAATTGACTCTCTATGTAATCAAATGCAAACTTGGAGTGCCGTTTAAAGTTTGCCAGGAAGTAAGAAAACTGTGGTTCACCTGTGAGCCATTCGTCTTGGACTCCAGTGGCGGCGAGTCTCAGTCGACCAGCCATTCCTACTGTATATGAGTAAAATTTTGGTAAATAAAACGAAACACTACAATAGAATGAATCTTCAGTTGAGAAAATTCAAACCCGAGACGATGAGTGATGATCGGGTGTGTGTGTTTATAGGAAAACGAAACACGGGTAAGTCGACGTTGGTCAAAGACATCATGTACTACAAGAAGCATTTACCAGCGGGTATAGTACTGTCAGGTACAGAAGAGGGTAATCATTTTTATTCAAACTTCATTCCAGACCTCTTCATTTATGGTGACTATGACAGAGATGCGATAGAAAGAGTGATGGCGAGACAGAGAAAATTAGTGGGTGCGAATAAATCAAATTGCGGTGCCTTTATGCTTTTGGATGACTGTATGTATGACTCAAAATTCCTTAAAGATACCTGTATACGTCAGTGCTTTATGAACGGTCGTCACTGGAAGATTTTCTTTATGCTCACGATGCAGTACGTTATGGATTTACCACCCGCTCTTCGTGCTAACGTTGATTACGTATTTGTTCTCAGGGAGAATATCATACAAAACCGAGAAAAGTTGTACAAATCCTTCTTTGGTATCTTTCCCTCGTTTGATATGTTCTGTAAGGTGATGGATGCTTGTACGGAAAATTATGAGTGTCTCGTGTTAGACAATACGGTTAAGTCTAATAGGATACAGGATTGTGTATTTTGGTACAAAGCATCACTCAGGAAGAATTTTAGAGTGGGTGGTCCAGACCTATGGAGGTTACACCAGAAGATGTATAATCCCAAACATCAACAACAGAGAGAAGATGACGCTAAAAACGCTTCAAAGAAAACAAGACTTAAAATCACTAAGACGAAATAAGTGCGTCTCTCAAATTATTCTAAAACATATGGCTATATTAAATGGCTTCAGAACAAGTGTTTACCATGAACCTCTCAGATGACGGTGAGGGAATGGTTCCCATTAATCAGAATCAGTCGACCAATTTTGTAAAAAACGACGCGCCTACCTTTCAACCTGAAAAAAATGTGAGTCAAAATAAAGAGACGATGGATTCTACTCCTATTAATGATATTATGATGGAACCCCCAATGATGACCGACCAGCCTAAGATGCAGAGCATGCAGATGGCCGCTCCCGATCCCCAAGGTGCTTACTCTAACGGTCAGGCTGAGAAACCAGCCAGTAAGAACCCTATGAACCTCACCGACGAGCAGATGACCGCTCTTCTTGTCGCGGCGTGCACCGGGCTCGCCGTCAGCAAGCCTGTCCAGGACAAGTTAGCGACTTCTATCCCCAAGTTCCTTAACGAACAAGGGGGTAGGAGTATGGTTGGTCTTGCTTCTACTGGTGTAGTTGCGGCTATTGTCTTCTATTTCATGAAGGATTATGTCATCAAGCCTTAAACAGGCCTTTCCCAACCCATATTACTGTAAATGGAATTATCAATTCCAGAATAATACGTACCGAGAGCACCCATAGCGAATGTTCCCGCTAACAAGGCACTCAATTTAAGTTTCTTGTTAACGTCGGCTTTGTGGTCAGTCATAGCCCTCTTCGTCTCAGACGAAACTTGATTAATGAGGAAGGTGATAACTAACGCGATGAAGGTCGCGGAGAGGAAAAATATCCGATCCACGGCGAGTCGTGGGATGTTACCGATGGCGAAACGGATGACGTTGGGTATAACGACAGTGAACCATATGAGGTTAAGGTGGTAACTCTTGGAAATGAGTGGTACAAGGGTCACGGCATAAAGGACTATCCAGTACGCGATGGCCGTAATCAAAATGTTTACCGGTGTCTTCATTTAAACTAAACTGAGATTATTTATCCTGAATGTGCTGACCACAAAATTCGGTCTTTTGTGGAATTTGTTCGTAGATACCTAATTGAATACACATGTTTCTGAGTTCGATGTAATTTTCCCAAAATTGAGGAGAGTGTTCATATTCACTCACGGTACAGTGGGCTAACTCATGTATGAGTACATGAAAGATTTCGTTTGGCTTACCATCGAGGCACACGGCAATCTCACCTCCTTTGTTGGTATTGGATCCTACAGACCCCTTCATTTTACGTATACCAGTTATGGGTATATGCCTATGAAGCATGTGATACTTTTGGTTATTAGTTTCACGCAAATGTTCCCTGAGAACTTTGTATTTTTCTTTTACCTCGACAAGTTCGGGTGGTTGCCTGGTATAATAAAGAAGTACTAGATTTACTACTAATAAAAGAATCAATGTCCTCATCTCTTATATACAAAGATAAATTTACTATAAAGTTGTGATATTGGATTTCCTGTGAGACCCTCCCACGCTTCTAATGTGAAACCCAACTCTTCTAGATGTGTGATTAACAAGTCTCTGTAGGCCACTGGCTCTGATTTAGGACCATCTGCATAATAGGGTGTATCCGCGAGATGTACGAAAAGTTTCTCACCAAAACCACCATTCCCATGGTCCTTGAGTTTGAAAAAGTTTCCAGATGCATCCGTGTATGGTGTTTTGAATATAATCTTTTCCGAATCAGGGATGATACCTATGAGAAGTCCACCAGGTTTCACGCGTTTTCGTATTTCGTGTATAGAACTGAAAAAGAGCTCCCTTGATGCAAAAATGTAATGTAGAGAAAAGTTAAAACACACGATATCAAATTTTCTATTTGGGCAATCGTGAATATCGCCTTCATAGAAATTTACGCGCATGTGCATATTTTTTGCACGGGAGCGAGCTTCTTCTAGAGCTGATGGTTCTGGGTCACACATGTTAATATTTACCCCACACTTAGCCCATTTTTGAAGATCTCCACCGAACCCACAACCCACGTCGAGAATATGTTGACCTCCCTTAGCCACGGAATGTATGAGCATTCTCTTCGCTTCATTGTGATTTCGGCGAATCTCTTCCATGTATGTATAACAGCTTAAAACTTTAATTTGAAAATAGAATATGAAACCATTTATTAAATGGGTCGGTGGAAAAACTCAAATTATTGAAGATGTCTTAGGTTCTTTTCCTACAAAAATTAACAATTATCACGAAGTATTCGTGGGTGGTGGAAGCGTTCTTCTATCTGTCTTGTCCAAAGGTCTTGCGAATGGTAAGGTATGTGCATACGACCTTAACGGGTCCCTGATAGCCCTGTATCAGAATATTCAAAGACAACCAGATGTGGTTCATAAATACTTGCAAAAAATGATGAATGAGTATGATAAGTGTTCAGGTACCGACATTAATCGCGAACCCAAAACACTAAAAGAAGCCAAACAGGCGAAAGAAAATTATTATTACTGGATGAGAAAGAAGTTTAATTCAAATAAGGAAGAAACAGCTGAGCGTTCAGCTATATTTCTATTTTTGAATAAAACGTGTTTTAGAGGTGTGTATCGAGAAGGACCTAATGGATTTAATGTACCGTATGGGCACTATAAAACTACACCCACGATTATTACTAAACAGGAACTTTTAAAGGTGAGTGACCTTATCAAAGACGTACACTTTAGACAGTGTGATTTTCGTGAAGCATTTAAGGAAGTAGAAAAGGGTGATTTTGTGTATGTGGACCCACCCTATGCACCGGAGACAAAAACATCCTTTGTGGGATATACAAAGGATGGATTCGGAATCAAGGACCACGAAGATTTATTCAATTTAACTAAGACATCTGGGGCTAATTTTGTGATGAGTAATGCTAAGGTAGATATGGTTACAAATACATTTTCAGATTACAATATAAAAGACGTAAAAGCACGTAGAGCTATCAACAGTAAAAATCCAGAATCTACGACGACTGAAGTACTTGTCTCGTCATCCAATCAAATATAGCATCTTGGTCCACATCATAAAAAGCTGGATAAAATGTCCATATATCTTTACTTCTCTGGATGTGTACTCTCCATGTCGAACCTACCTGTTTCGCGAAAAATACTGGAATCCCAAATTTTTCGTTAAACGCGATAGGAATTTCATACTTCTTTTGGCGACCAAACCACCAATGGTTTACAATAAACATCAGGTGGACATTTTCAATACTGGGATACAGTGTTTTGTACTCTTCAAGTAGGCATGGTCCCGCACGAAGCTTCTCGTCGACAGAACCCGCGACAATCTGGTGCTTACACTCGATGATAAAGAGTGTCTTTTTGTCATCACTGATGAGAGCGCCGTCAGGCTTCTTTTTGTGTTCCCAATACGGATCTTTGAGGTCTCTCATAAACTCGACGAATTCGTCTTGCTGAACATACGTGAATCGTGTACCGCCGATGTCATGCGTTCCAATAGGTCTAAAGCATTCCTCAAAAGGTTTTCCGCTTGCATTCGTGTTCGCACCTCCCGTACCACCGGTCCTCATGTTAGGGAATTATAAGTTTGAGCTTCTCAGGTTCTTCCAGAGGCTCACTTAGGTGCCAATTCCACATATAATAGTAAACAGAACCCGACCCCTTTATGAATTTTTCTTTCTCGAGCGTTTCTATATTCAGGCCTACCTCAGCACTATTGAATACATGAAATCCGAGATTTCGAGCGATGAGGAAGGCGTCGTTGTACACGTCACCAACCATGAAAAATCTGTACACTTGATTCACGGTTCCCGACCCGTCACGACGTTCATATGGAATATCATAGAAAGATATGAAATCATCATTGGTGTCATTCACATATGAATGAATAGGTAGCACAACGCGTTTTACATACTCTTCCGTAACTACCGGAGCTATCTTGGCATCTTTTACATGGTCTTTGAGTATAGAAGTCACCTTGGGTATATCCTCCGCAGTCATCCTTCTCCACGCGTGTTTACATGGACCCCGAATCTCGTAAAACTTCTCACGGAGTCTATTTGTTTGGTGAAATCCTGTTTTTACGAGGTGCTTCACATCCAAGAATCTATGCCAATAACACGATTTTGTAATGGGTGTGGGAATCTTTGTAACAGCTGTGTAAATAGCTTGCCATATACCCCGTTTATTCGCTCGACGTTTAATTTCGGTGATGAGAAGTGGAGCGAGTTTCAATGAACGATATGAAGGATGTACACATAGATAATCGATTTGAGTCATCTTGAGTTCTTTACCTTCCACATTTACATCTAAGGGTGTACTTGCTATGTAGCCAATTATTTCTTTCGTATCTATCTTTCTAATAGCTATGCTATCATCGATAGACCATTTAAGACCTTCGACGGTGTACGCCAATTTAAACTGTCCATGCACCACGTAGTATTCTCTCAAAAATTCACACGCTTCTTTCATGCTACACGAAGACCACATGAGACCTTCTGGAAGTTTTGTCGTCTTTTTTGTAATGTCACGAGACCCATCTATTTCACCGGGTTCCGTACCTTCACGAGGAACGGGTTGTTTATCCCAATATTCGTGCATTTGATACTTAAGTAATGGCTTAAAGTTTTAAGCTTATATAAAAGCATAATGTCTCTCGA